ATATCATCTTGACCAGAATCAGCCAAATCTCTCTGTGCAGATTCTTCTACATCATACAGTCTCATCTTCGCACGGTCAATACCAACGACGAATCGTTTATACTGGCTCGGATCATTGTATCGGTTCTTCAACTGTTTGACAAGAAGTTGATTGAGATTTTCTAGTTCTTCATTACTGACCAAAGCAAACATGAAGTCAGCCGTTGCAGGCAGACCAAAAGATTCTGATGTATCTTCTAGACCAGGATCGGAGTTTGTATAGCCACTTCTTGTAGTCTGTGTTGCTGATACGATAGGCAGATTGTTTTCAACAGCAAGACCACGAAGTTCTTCTGCAATCGACTTGATGTAAGTATATGAATTCACAGAACCACCCTGTTTCATACGAGCAGATGCACAAATGTTCAGATAATCGATGAAGATAATATCCGGAATAAACTTCTTCTTGAGTTTCAACTCATTGACAAGATATCTGAAGTGATTGACATGAGCAGTTGCAGTTGGATATTCCTTAATGATAAGTTTACCAGTCACACCTCTAGTTGCATTGAATAACTTCTTTGCATAAACTTGCTTTGGTAAAGACTTCAGTTCATCAATTGTAATATCCATGATGTTGGCATCAATACGCTCTGCGATTCTTTCTTCTGCCATCTCACAGGTAATATATAATACATTCTTGTTTTGTATCAAACAATTTGCTGCTTGATGACATAAGAATAGAGACTTACCAACACCAGTACCTGCGATTACAATGTTTAGAGTCTTTGTAGCAACCCCTCCCTTTGTAATATCATTGAAGAACTCCAAATCAAACGGAATCTTCTTTTCTACTGTGTGATAGAATTCATATCGCTTTTCTGAATCCTTGATATAATCGTGACCGATATTTGTATCAAAAGATACTGCTAAAGCATCAGAAAGAATAGATGGAAGTGCTTCCTTTGTATGAGTTTTTGATTTACCATCTATGATATGAATAGATTCAAGGATTGCATTATAGATTGCTTTATCCTTGCAGAACTTTTCTGTCTCATTCACAAGCCACTGCTCATCCTGCTCAGAGGTTGAGTAGTCGTTAATTTTCTGCAACATAGAATCATACTCTTGTTGAGTTAGATTCTTGTTATTAGAAAGATCTACCAGTAGTGCTTCTTTAGTCGGAAGTTTATTATACTTAGAAACAAATTCAGATATAGTTTTGTAAATAACCTTATCTTCTTTTGTTTGGAAATACTCATCCTTTAGAAATGGTATAACCTTTCTAGTATAATTCTCGTTGTAAAGAAGATTTTCGAGAATTACTTTTTCAACAATAGAATTCATTCTTCAGTTTCTTGTTCGCTTGCTCCTGCTCCGTACTTGAACTCGACAGCAACCGCTGCTTCGAGTTTTTCCATTACTTCCTTGGTAAAATACTTCTCTGGCTCTTCGATAAGGTTCTTCTCGAATGCCTTGCTACCATCTGGAAGTTCAATACGGGTTGAAACCTTTTTGAATATACCATGCTTTAGTGCTAAGTCAACAAGTCCGTAGTGTTTATTTAAACCACTATCGTAATTCAACTTAACATCCACCATTTGATTTTCCTTAGTAAGACGACTCTTGTACAACTTGCAGTGAATAATATTACCAACTACTTTTCCATCTGAATTCTTATCCTTCTTCTTTGAGAGATAAACAATTGTGGATGCAGCATACTTTAGACCTGAACCACCCGACATTTCTTTGGTTGGAACATAAGATCCAACAACATCATAAGTATGGTTTGTCATAATCAAAGGAATACCTGCTTTGCCCAGTTTGAGGGTAAGTACACGGAAGGTGCTCTTAATAACCTGGGAACGAGTCATATCACGAACTTCCTTGCCCTCTGCAGTATCTGCCATTTCCTTACTGGTTGATAACATACCAAGTGAATCAAGAACAACCATCATTGGCTTACGATCTTCCTTTGATTGTTCCATATACTTGTCAAGAATCTTGATAAGTTGTAGACGGAATTCTTCGATAGTTGCTACAGGGAATACAGCAACTTGCTTGGAGTTAACACCACGACTGATAAACATATCAGAAGTAACTGCTTGCTCTGTATCAAAGTAAAGAACAATTCCATCCTTACGATCCTCAAGGAACTTCTTCACGATGCCAATTGAAAAATAAGTCTTACCAGTTGCAGATTCACCTGCTAGAGCAATGATCTTATTGTCAGGAATACCACCATAAAGTGAACCTGAAACTAGAGCATTGAATGCATAAGAACCAGTGTCAACAAATCCTTTTACATCGCTTCCTTCAAGACCATCCTCAACTAGTCCTGCATATTCATTACCAGAAGACTTAATAATATCATCAATAAAACCCATATTAATCCTTTCTCAAATGATTCCCGATTTTACTGCATTATCTAACCACAATACAGTTTCTCTACATTTCTTACGCTCTTCAATCAATTCACTATAGTAATCTAAACTTGCTTTTTTATCTTTTTGTGATCTGGTTATATAACTTTCCAAATCAAAAAGACGATTTTGAATTAGTTGATAAATGTAATCAATATGTTCATTATCTTTCATATGAATAAACTCTCCAATGTTGTCCTTCTCTCAAGATCCCAACCTATGACCTTAACGATAGTAGAGAGAGGTTCTATAAAGCTCTTTTCGAACTGCTTATTGTAGTCAATATAGTTATGCAGTTCAAGTTCTTTTGGTAAAGTATTTGTAAACGAAATAACATGTTCGCCAATAGGATTTGGTGTTTTCAAATAAACAAACTTGACCTTTTCACCATCCTTAATTACGGAATACTTCTTTGTTAATTTGTGCTTTTTGATGTAGTGATTGAATAATAATGCACCCTTCACAGCAATTGGTGTAGACTTCTTGTAAATACTTGAAGAATCTGAGTATTCATTTACTCCATTGCACCCTCGTGGAAATGCAATTGCTTCCACGGGAGAGGAAATAAATTGATTTTTAAATTCATCTTTAAAAGAAATCAAAGCGTCTTCGTCAGAATTCATAATAATATGAATTGCTTTCTTCAAACCATCACGAACAATTTGTGGAGTTGAAGAACGGGTTGTTTCGATACCCATGATCTTCATCTCTGGTTCTTTCAAAAGTACATTGTCTTCGCCCATCATTACATTCAACATGTATCGTTTCTTTGCAGTCCAGATTCCCTTACTGGAGATAGACTCACGCTTCATATGCATTTTTTGATCATATGCATTCATGATTTCTGCAAGTTCATTATACTTCTTCTCAATAAATGGATTAATAATGTCATTACATGCCTTGTCCAAGAACTTAACTACCTTTTCATTATCAGGCACATTGCCCTTAAAAGACTTTTCAACTAGTTTATCAAGACAGAGATAAACAGAATCTGTATCTGATGCAATAACATAATCAACTCCTGTAGTTCCAATGTTTTTATTAAGGAAAACATTCAAAGCATTTTCAATCCAACGAATGGACAATTGACCAGATACAGTGATTGCTTCTGCAAGATCAAGATCATAATAACGGAAGTATTGATTACCTACAGCACCGAAGGCTGAATTCAATTGAATCTTTCGCACCAACTGAAAGTTGTGATACTTACTGATATCAAACTTAATTTGCTGCTCTTCTTCCTTGCTCAGATTCTTCTCATTCTTCAATCTGCGCTTGGAGTCCAACATCTTCTCCTTGTACATCTTGCGTTCTTTGTACATGGTTTCCATGAGTTCTGCTAGGAATCCCTGCTTGTCTTTCTTGAAGTAGACACCATTTGCAGCCATACTAAGATTCTTTTCACGAATTGTATTCTGATGATCTGTTAGTTGTAGGAACTGCTTCTTGGATTCCTCTCTGTTTGGATATAAAATATCTTCCGGTCGAAGAGTTCCACGCTTACCCATTTCATGCTTCATCTCGGGTGAGATGTTATACTGCATGATAAGATGTGGGTAAAGAGAATCCAAGTCGAAAGACACAATCCATTTGTGCATACCAACTTGCGGTTCCTTCACATATGCACCAACGAATGCAGTATCTTTTTCTTCAATGTTCTTCTGTGGAATTACAATTTTCTTTGCATTCAAATAGTGATAGATAATTGTATCCCAAGTTCTAACTTGAGAAAACACATCAACCAGATTTACCTTTGCAGAATACGCAAGAGCGAGAGCGAGTTCAAGAAGTTTAAGTTTCTGTTCGAGTTTGACGACAAGATCAACATCCTTCACATTATACTGAACGAACTTCTGAAAGTCTCGTGTGTACATATCAAGAATACCATCAAATCCCTCAAAGGATGCTTTCTTCTCACCAAGTTCTGCATATGAAATATGATTGAGACTGTAAGACTCTTGAGTTACGAATGTAAACTTCTTGTAGAGATCAAGATAATCTAGAATAGAAACACCCAATAGATCATAAGCGATCTGTTCTCTCTGCATGATATAAACCTTACGAGGCTTAACAATACCCCAAGGAGAAAGTTTACCTGCTTCACCATCACCAAATAGATTTGTAATTCGGTTTACGAGATATGGAATATCGAAGAACTGAATGTTCCATCCTGTAATGATATCAAAATCATAATACTTCCATTGTTCAATAAACGCTTGAAGCATTTCTTTTTCGGAATCATACTCAAATACCATATGATTGTTTTGAACAGGTTTTGCTCGACCAAGACAATAGGTATGAATGGTTTCCTGACCTTGCTGTAGGAAACGAACAGTAATAATATTTACACGCTGATCTGCTTTTTCTACTGTTGGGAATCCATCTTCACATTCAGTTTCAATATCGAGATAACAAATCTTTAGAGTGTTGGGATCATACTCTAGATTTGGAAAACGATCACCAATGAATTGGTATTGAAAGTCAGTATTACCATAAATTTGATAACCCTGAACATCCTTATATTCTTCAATCATTTCTCTACAATCAGAGATAGAATCGAACTCAAAAGGAACAACTGGAAGATTATCCAGAGTTCTCCAAGGAGTAGTCTTGATCTGATCTGGTCCTGCTGGAACATAAAGAGTTGGAGAGAATTTGACTTTCTCTCTTACTCTCTTACCATTCTTGTAACCTGTGTAAAGAATGGTATTACCACGAACAGAAACATGTGTATAGAATTCACTCATTCCATTATAGTAGTAAGTGGGGATACTTCTTCTGCATAACGCTTATATGATAGTGCATGATACTCAGGATTCAACTCAATTCCCAAATAATTTCTATCATTCATGCAAGATACTATCCCTGTAGTTCCTGAACCAGAGAATGGATCAAGAACAGTTCCTCCCATCGGACAACCTGCTACGATGCAAGGTTTGATCAAATCCAGTGGGAATGTTGCAAAGTGTGCTCCCTTGTATGTATTGGTGGCAATGCTCCAAACATCACGCAAGTTTGCAGTTTCATAATTTTTATTAAATCCTGAATGTGCAGAAAGACCAGTTTGTTCTTGCCATTCCTTTGTCTTTCTTCTGTGACCATTTTCTGTGCGTTTGTCTTCTGGATGTTTTGCAGTAGTCTTTGTAGATTCAATATCATAATAATAATTTTTATTTTTTGCAAATAGAAAAAAGTATTCATGTGATCGTGTTGGACGATCCTTTACACTTTCTGGCATTGGATTTGTCTTGTGCCAAACAATGTCACTGCGTAGAATCCAACCATCCCTTTGCAAAGCAAAAGCAACCAACCAAGGAACACCCAAAAGATTCTTATTTTTTCCAAAAGTATCACCAATGTTCAACCAAAGAGTACCATCATCACGAAGCACTCTCCTAACACCTTGGAATACTTTGACCATTTCATTTACATATTCTTCGGGTGTATCTTCTGCACCAATTTGATCATCATTATGATAATCACGAAGTGCAAAATATGGTGGAGATGTCACGCAAGTATTAATTGAACATTCCGGCAAAGAGTTCAATATCTCACGATTATCACCAAGAAGAACTTCAAACTTTGGCATTTTTGTCCTTTACATATGAATGAAGAAGAACCATATAATTGATTACATCAACTATTGTATCTTCAAATGATTCATTTGCAACTTCTAATTTACCAGATTCTAAAAAAGAAGATAATCGACTCATTTTATCAGTTACTCTAACTAACATTCCCCTTTCTGTAGAACAAATTCCCATCGATTCAACTCTTGTGAAATTTGCAAATGGTTCAGTTCCTGAACGACCTGCATAATCTGAGTTCTTCTTTTTCATCAGTTCACGAGCAGTGTCACAAAGATGAATATGATTATCTATTAATTCTTGTTTTGTCATAATGAAACTCCAGTAGATCCAAATCCACCATTTCTGTCTGTTTTTTGTGTTGGTTTGTCACTTGTCTCAAGTATATCATAAGTTTCACACTTTACAAGTTCTGCTTGAGCAATTCTATCACCATTATAAATGTAAAGTTTCTCACTTGAAATATTATGTAACATTATTCTAGATTCTTCAATATAATCAGAATCAATAATACCTTGTGCATTTGCCATTACAAGTCCTTGCTTCAAAGATAAACCAGATCTTGCATGAATACGAACAGAAAATCCTTCTGGAATATCAAATATAATTCCAGTTGGAACAAGAAGACGCTGCCCAGGATCTATTGAAACATAACGAGCACCTTCTTTTTGTTCAAATATTCGTGCTGCACACTCTCTATTATTTGTACAATAACCTTTTACTTCATATAGAGGTTGACCAAGATAAGCATGTAAGTCGAAACATGCAGACTGTGCAGTTGCTTTCTTTGGTGTCTTTACTTCAGGATATAATTTATAAATTTTTAACATGATATATTTCCATAATAATATTTGAATTAATTCATTCTTATGTGATTTTTAAAAGACTAATAATAACAGTAACATCTAGACTATTAGATTCTATAAAAATTTCATCATCCTCGTCTAAAATAATAGGACCATCTAAAACTTGTAATGATGATCCATATGGTAACTCAGCGTTTTTTATTATATAAAAATCACTACTTTCACTATTGTCGTACCAACATACAGAAACTATTGCTGAAGAAGATGAACTAGTATTTGATAAATTTATAGCGTTTATAATATTAACACTATTTGCGGAGGCAATAAAGATAATAGTAGGTATGGTTGTAGATGCTGAGCTTCCTCCAACTGACATGTATTGTTCAGCCATTGTTAAACTCCTCTGGTATGATTATATCGTATGTATCTTCTATAATTGGTTTTTCTAAGTTAAAAAAAGAATATGCTTCCTCTTCATAATCAAACCAATACCACCCATCAACGGGGTATGTATGAATATCCTTTTCTTCTTTCAATAAAGTATAATCTTTGTTTTTTACAAAATTGGGACCATACAATAATGTTTTTTCTTCTAATTTATAAAAACCTGATGTATTCATAATATATTATCCTGTTACTGTCCATCCTTTTGTTGTTGCTATTGTTGGATCGTCCGAAGCTGTTCCCCAATTTCCCGTTACTGTTATTGTTTTAGATGTAACGGTTGGAAGATTTGTATAAACTTCATTTAATTCATCGGGACCAAGCCTACAATCGGATAAGCTAAACGATAAATTTGGACCTATACAAGAAAATTTTGATAAAGATCGACATGTTGCAAATGTATTTGTCATATTTGTTGCAGAACTAAAATCTAACGCTGGTAGTTCTGTTACATAACGACATAATTGAAACATACTTTGAAAATTAGTTCCTGAAGAAGTATCCAACAAAGGGAAAACAGAATTATTTCTTAAAGAATTACAGGTATAAAACATTTCACTAAAGTTGGTTCCAGAAGATGTATCTAGTGCTGGTATTTCTCTTAAAGCCAGACAATCTCTAAACATTCTATAAAAATTAGTACCAGAAGATGTATCTAGTAATGGAGCTTTTTCTAAACTGTAACACCCATAAAACATTCCACTAAAGTCGGTGTTGTTTGATGTATCTATAAGAGGAACTTCTTTTAAACTATAACAAATTGCAAACATGTAGTTAAAATCAGTTCCTAAAGATTTATCACTAAGAATTGGTATTTTTTTTAATCTACTACAACCATAAAACATACTATTAAAACGAGTAGAAGAGCTGGTATCAAAATAACTCGGTATTTCTTCTAAATTATTACAATTTTGAAATAACTGACTTAATCTTTGAATTCCCGCTGTACTAAAATAACCAACTTTTCTTAATGCTCGACAATTTGTAAACATACCAATAAGTCCGTTTGCGTTTGTTACTGAGGATGTATCAAATCCATCTACTTCTCTTAAATTATAACAATCAACAAAACAATAACCAAAATAAGTTGATGATTGTGTTTGCCACATATTTGGCGGTAATCTTTTTAATCTATAACATCTATAATATACAGCTCCAAACCAAGTTACATTTTGTGTTGATGGAAAGTTTACAATATTTTCTAAAGAAAAACAATTACCAAAAGCAATTCCAAGTAAAGTTCCGGCACTAAGAACATCTATTTGTTCTAACATGGAAGATTGCGTTGCATTCGATTCACTGGTAGAGCTAATAAAAAGATATTGATATGATCCAGCCATTCTAACATCAAGCCATTGATTTCCGTGATATGCGTTTAATCCAGCTTCATTGTGTTTTCTATCTAAATAAGCTCTTGTTAATGTAGCTCCAGCAGTTTTTGGAGTTACAGTAATAACTAATGTTTTATAATTACGAAAAACACTGCTTGTTAAAGTAGAATAGGTAGAAGAGTCGTATTTTTTATAAGCTACTGTAGCACTGTTATGATCTGATGTTGTTCCATCGCCCCAATCAACCGTATATTGACCAGTACTTGTGTAAAACATAAGAGCAACAAAATTAGAGTCATTATTATAAACAGCATAAACACCAGCAAATTTTT